ATGGATATGACAGCAGAGGAAACATCTGTTTTTAATTCAAGAATTCAAACATCTTTTGAAGAAGCCATGCAAGATTTGAGGAATAAAAGAAATAATCTTTTAGCAGAAACTGATTGGTATTCTAATTCAGATGTAACAATGAGTGATGATATGAAAATATATAGACAACAATTAAGAGATTTAACACAAGGATTAACAACAGCAGAAGAAGTTGAGGCAGTTGTTTTTCCCACAAAACCTGGAGCATAGATGGCAATAACTAGAATAGGTAACCCAGCAATCGCAGATGTCAGAGGCGTTAATTTTAGGAATATAATAATTAATGGTGACATGAGTGTATCTCAACGTGGAACTTCTTTTGCTGGTGCAAATGATGATGACTATACTTTAGATAGATTTAGATATGATATAAGTGGAACAGACGTTTATCAATTTACAATTTCACAAGATACAGATGTGCCAACTGGTCAAGGTTTTGCAAAATCTATGAAGTTTGATTGCACAACTGCTGATGCATCTTTAGATGCAGATAACTTTGCTATAATTCATACAAGACTTGAAGGACAAAATTTACAGTATTTAAAAAAAGGAACATCCTCTGCTGAAAGCACAACTTTATCTTTTTGGGTAAAATCAAATAAGACTGGAACATATATTGCTGAACTTCAAGATAGTGATAACAATAGAGTAATTTGTAAGTCTTATACAATTTCATCTTCGGATACTTGGGAAAAGAAAACTATAACTTTTGTTGGAGACACCACTGGTGCTTTTGATAATGATAATGCCGCTAGTTTAAGAGTTAATTTTTGGTTGTTAGCAGGAACACAATTTACTTCTGGTACTTTAGCAACATCATGGGAAAGTAGAACCAATGCAAACAGAGCAGTAGGTCAAGTTAATCTTGGAGACAATACATCCAATGAATGGTACATAACTGGAATCCAGCTTGAGGCAGGCTCACAAGCCAGCGACTTTGAGTTCTTGCCAATTGATGTAAACTTAGAAAGATGTAAAAGATATTTTCAAACAAAAGGAACATCTTTATCACCTAATGCATTTACCAATAACCAAACAGTTGCTATGGGTTTAGCAAGAACAGTCAGTCAGGCTCAATGTTACATGGAACTTAATCCTATAATGAGAAGTGAGCCTACAGTTAGCGGCATAGGAACTTTGTCAAATTTAAAATGTCATACTGCTACAGGCGGTAATGTAAACACATCAAGTATAGGTTCAGATGGAACACCTAATAGACAGCAAGTAACATATCTTGCAAACAATCTAACATCAGGTCTTAATAACAATGAACCAATAAGACTTTATGGTGGCTATACAATAACATTTGATGCGGAGTTATAAATGATAGTTTCAGTTATAAAAGAATATGGAATAACAGATAATACAGATTTTAACTATAGAGTAGAATATTCTGATGGAACAGAGCATATAGTTCCACATTCAGAAGCAAACAGACACTACCAAGAAATACAAGAATGGGCCAAGATAGAAGGCAATAACATTATCGATCCAGGAGCGTAACCATGGCTTTTGGACATAGTTCATTTTCAGGCGCAGCCTTTTCATCAACTGGAAGTACACCAGGAACAGTTGTTGTTACAGGTATATCTCTTACAGCTTCTTTAGGTAATACAACAACACAAGCAAATGCAAATGTATTTCCAACATCAAACTTAATTACCTCAGCTATAGGAAGTGTAAGTGTTGCTTTAAACACACCTGTTAATGTATCAGGTTCCCAACTTACAACTAATATTGGTAACTCAATCATATCTGGTAATGCAAACGCAAATGCAACAGGTTCATTGCTAAGTCTTTCAATTGGAAGTGTTACAACGATCGGTAATGCGAACGTCACTGTTACAGGAAATCAATTAACATTATCTTTAGGTAACACAACACAGCAAGCAAATGCAAACGTAAATGTTATTGGACAACAGTTATCGCTAAATATTGGTAATGCATCAGTTGACCTTAATACTCCAGTCAATGTAACTGGTAGTGCTTTAAACACTAATATTGGTAGTGTAAGTGTACAAGCTAATGCAAATGTAAGTCTGACAGGTATACAGCTAACTACAAGCATTAATTCACCGTTAATTATAGCTTGGGCTGAAGTAGATCCTGGAGTCACTAATACGTGGACAGCTGTTGATCCAAGTGTAACAAATACTTGGAATGTAGTAGATCCAGACGTTACAAACACTTGGACTGAGGTTGATATAGCAGCTTAGGGGAGTTATAATACGGTATGCCTTCAACATTTTCTACAGATTTGAAACTAGAGCTCATGGCAACCGGTGAAAACGCTGGTACTTGGGGAACTAAAACAAATACAAACCTTAATCTAGTTCAACAATCTATAGCAGGTTTTCAAGAAATAGATGTAGCGTCAAATGACGTTACACTGGCAATGACAAACGGTAGTATATCTAATGCAAGAAATATGGTTCTTAAATTTACAGGAACTCTTGCTGCCAATAGAACTGTAAATTTTCCAGCAAGTATAGAAAAATATTTTTCTGTGATTGATGGCACAGATCACGCAGGAAATTCTCTTACATTTAAAGTAACGAGTCAAACAGGTTTTAAATTATGTGAGGGTCATTCTTATATTTGTCACTCAAACGGAACAGACATTATAAAAAACCATGAAGAAAAAGTTTGGAGAACTATCAATGCGGCAGAGACAGTACAGGCAGGGGCACAGTTATTTGTAGATACTTCTTCTTCTGCTGTTACAGTAACGCTACCTGCTTCACCATCAGTAGGTGATGAGGTAACTTTTTTAGATTCAAAATATAATTTTGACAGTAACAATTTAACTGTGGCAAGAAATTCAAGTAAATTATTAAATGCAACATCTGATTTAACGGTAGCAGTTGAAGGAGCAGCTTTTACATTAGTTTATGCTGATGCTACTATTGGTTGGACTTATAAGGATAAATAATGTCAGGATATTCAGAAACAAAATATTCAGCATCGGGTGTAAAAACAGGGACTATTGTACCACATGGAAGTACAACTGTACCTACTGGATTTTTATATTGTGATGGGTCTGCTGTATCACGAACTACTTATGCTAATTTATTTTCTGTAATCTCAACAACTTATGGTACAGGTGATGGAGCTTCAACATTTAATTTACCTGATCTACAAAACAATGTTCCTCTTGGAAGATCTGGCACTAAAGCATTAGGATCAACTGGTGGTGCAGAATCGCAAACACCTTCTGGAACTGTTGCGAACCACACTTTAACAGTTTCACAAATACCTTCACATACTCATACGCACCCAGGTCATCAACAAGAACAAGGTATTAGACACAGAGATGGCACTGATAGAATTCCTCAAAGAGGTGATCAAGGAAGCGCTAGTGGAACTTTTACTTTTGGTAGCACTGGTGGTGGTGGAGCGCACAACCATGGTTGGACTGGTTCGAGCATGTCAATTTTACAACCTTATCTTGCTTTAAATTATATTATAAAAACTTAGGAGATTTTATGCCTTTAACTAGCGTTTCTATAAGAGCAGGCATTAATAAAACCGACACACCTGCAGGTGCAGAGGGTCAATGGATTGATAGTGATTTTGTAAGATTTAGATATGGACAACCTGAAAAGATTGGTGGCTTTGAGGCTATAGGTCAAAAAACAATATCTGGCCCTGCAAGAGCTCAGCACACTTGGAATGATTTAGAAGGTAGAAAGTATGCTGCACTAGGGACATCTAAAGCTTTATATGTTTATTATGAGGATGCGTTTTATGATATTACTCCTCTTGATACAGCTATATCTGGTGCAACATTTACAACAACAAATACATCAACTACAGTTACAGTAAACAAAACATCACATAATTTAGAATTAGGGGAGTATATAACATTCACATCAGTTACACCTCCAACTGGAGCAGGATTTGTAGCTACTGATTTTGAAAATAATACATTTGAAGTTTTAAATGTGGCAGCTAATACTTTTGATATAACAATGCCTTCCGCAGCATCTGGGTCAACTTCTGCAACAGGTAGTGGAGTAATAAACCCATATGTTGAGATTGGTCCTACGATACAAACCTATGGTTATGGTTGGGGCACAAGCACATGGGGAACTGTGGCATGGGGTATAGGAAGTACATCAACACAAGTTATACTTGATCCTGGTTCATGGTCATTAGATAATTTTGGTCAACAACTTATTGCCACAATTAAAGATGGTAAAACTTGGGTGTGGGATGCAGGTCTATCAAATCCACTTGAAAGAAGAGCTGTCGTTATGTCAGGTGCGCCAACTGCATCAAGACTAACAATAACTTCTGATAGAGATAGGCACGTAGTACACTTTGGTACTGAGACTACAATAGGTGATGGAACAACTCAGGATCCTATGTTTATTAGATTTAGTGACCAAGAAGACTACACGACATATGTTCCAACTTCTACAAATACGGCAGGAACATTTAGACTGGACACCGGAAACAAAATAGTAGCAGCCGTATCTGGTAAAGATTACAATTTAATTTTAACTGATCAAGCAGCATACGTAATGCAGTTTGTTGGACCACCTTTTACTTTTTCTATAAGACAAGTTGGTTCTAACTGTGGATGTATTGGTCATCACGCAGCAGTTTATGCAGATGGTCAAGTCTTTTGGATGGGAAAAGGTGGGGGATTTTTTAAATTTGATGGTACAGTAAAACTTTTACCTTCGCTTATTGAAGATTTTGTATTTACAACTACAGGCACTAATGTTGGTGTAAATTATGCATCTAATGAAATTATATATGCATCTCATAATTCTTTATTCAATGAAATTGTATGGTTTTATCCTGCTGGGACTCCAGTCAGTAATCCATCTTTACAGAATAATAGATCAGCAACATATAACTATATAGAAAATACTTGGACTACAATGACTTTATCAAGAAGCACATATGCAGATGCATCTACATACGCAGTGCCATACGCAACAGAGTACGACCCGACTGCTGTGCCAACTGCATCAAATTTATTTGGTGCTACAAATACTTTTGGAGCTACCACTTATTATGCACATGAAGTTGGTGTTAATAAAGTTGATCTCAATTCACAAGTTACAGCGATACCCGCTTTTGTTACCTCTGGAGATTTTGATTTACCAACAGAGGGTGACGGTCAATTTTTGTTACGAGTGAGTAGGTTTTTACCAGATTTTAAAAACTTACAAGGTACCGCTAAAGTAACTTTGAACACAAAAGATTTTCCAATATCAGGTAATACAACCACAGCTCAATTTGATGTAACTACTAGCACAAGTAAAATTGATACTAGAGTTCGTGGAAGATTAGCTAACCTTAAAATAGAAAATACTTCTACAAATGAAACTTGGAGGTTTGGAACATTTAGGGCAGACGTTAATATTGATGGTAGAAGATAATGGCTAAAATAAATGTATATATACCTGAACCTCAACCAGAATATTCTGCTGAAAATTTTAGGCAGATAAACCAAGCGATAGAAACTGTAGAAAATCAACTTAACACTTCGTACCAACAAGACTTGAAAAATGAACAGGATGCGTTTAATTACTTTTTATCATGACCATAAGATATAAAAACCAAGGTTTTGTACAAACTAATACAAATAAAACAACAGTGTTGACGTGCCCAACTGATGCAACTTTAATTGTTAAAAGTATTTATTGTGCAAACAATGATGCATCATCAGCAATTTTAGTACACATGAATATAAAAGACTCTTCTGATTCTAATACAGAATATGAATTTTTTAGAGATGATGTTGGAGCAAAGTCACAAGTTAATGCTTCACCGCAAGGTTTAAACTTAGAAGCAGGAGATGCAATCACCGTTCAAGCAGGTACAGGAAGTAACAAAATACAAGGTTTAATTAGTTACGCACAAATAGATAGATCACAAGAAAATGGCTAAACGTAAATTTGTAAATTTTACACCAAGACCGAAACCTAGAAAACGTCCACGTAGACATAAAAAAAAGCTTTCAAAGGATGAGAAAAGAAGTTATAAGAAATACAACAGACAAGGAAGGCCTCAAT